GTTGGCATCAATTCTGGCCGGTGTGTTGTTGCTTTCATCGCACACAATCAGGTAATCATACAAGGCACGTTTGGCACGTAGATCCTGCATGAGACCTTCAATCACAACAGTGATCTGATTGCGTGTTTGTTGATCGTTTGGTTCAAACAAGAAATTGTTGCCAATTTCTTCCAAACGCCCACGTAAGAATGCCACCAGTCTAGCAACGTTGATACGATCCAATGCACTGGGTGTATTGGCAATAGTCTTGTTGCCGTAGTTGACAATTCCTGTGCCAGGGATGAATGTGATTGGGTTGATCTTGTTGGTATACAACACATCACGCACGCCCTGGCCAGTGGCAATAGCTTCAAACTCACCGGTGGCAGCATTGACATAACCCAATCTTGTGGCATTGTCCACCAATCCGCGCAGAGTACCTGCAGGTGCAAACCATGGAAAAGCCACTTCGTCGCTGCGAATGATTGTGCGCAACATCATGTGGCTTGGTGGTTGTACAACCACACTGCCTGTGGTATCCACTGTCTGGCAGCTGGGATAGAACACACCCACATAAGGATCACTGACAGAAAGACCGTCATTGGCAAAGGTGCCTAGTCCGCCGTTGTTGTTGGCAAAATCCACAATGCTGTTGCCAGTTGGTCCCAAGCGCATGGGAGTGTCGCCCACAATAAACGCAGTGTTGGTGCGTTCGTTGTTGAGTGCCACCATGTTGGTGATCAGCTCTGGGTAACCTGGGCAAGCAATAAGATTGAACTGATTTTGTTCTTCTCTCAAGGTTTCCTGTGTGTCAATTGCAGACTTCATGGCAGCAACAATAATAGCACGTTGTGCCAGGCGTCCCATGTTGGGCGAACCATCTGCACGATTACCGCTGGCATTGGTCCAGGCATTGGTTTCTAATACAGACCAAAAACTGGTGTTGGTAGGCAAGTTACCTGTGCCTGCTGCAATGCTCACATAGATTATTCCATTGTAGGTGACCTTGTTGCCAACTGCATAGGCTGTCACATTGCTGTAGGCATCAATCGAAAAATCCACAGCGTTGAAATAGCCAGTCTGGAATGATTTGACATTGAATCCTGAGCGACGTGTATTCCACAACAGTGTTCCTGCTGCAAACACTGTGGGATCAGGTGCGTCAAGATCCAGGTAACTACTGGTCAACAAGCTGACAATGGTCGGTATGTTGTCTGTGATGGGATCGGTGGTTCCATTGGGAGCCCAACGTGCATCTGCAAACAAAATACCATTTTCTGTGGTCTGATCTGTGTTGTCAATCAAGACCCACTGATCTGCTCCATCTACCAATTCCCAACGATACAGTTCTGGATATACTTCTAGATTACTGGTCTCAATCCATAGATCACCGTAGACCAGATCAGTCTCATCACTTTGTTGTGTAGGCGCTGTGGTTGAAACAATAGGACCAGCTGGATCTGTCTGGGTAAGATTGTAGCCGCGCACATCATTGGTCACTGTTTGATAACCAACCCAGTCAGTGCCATCGCTGATCATGATGTCTGCTTCATTTACTGCACTGTAATACCATAAGCGTCCGTCGGCTGGATCTTGATCTGGTGCCACTGTATCTGCTGTGTAGGTCAGTGCCTGCCAGTTGCTGAGAATCAATCCTGCATCTTCGCCTGCTGCTCTCACACCATCAACTGTGGTGTTGAATCCAGCATCTGCAACAGGAGTGCCTGAAATATCTTTCAGTACAATTACACCGCCTTGCAGCTGAGTAAATGCAATGGCACCTGTGGAAGAGACTGTGGCCAACACATTTGGAACATCAGCTGCACTCACAGCTGCTGCAAAATCTGCTGCTGTGGTACCGCCCAAGGTCACAGTCACAGCAGTGGTCAACGCTGTGCTGTTGAGTGTGCTGGTCTGAATTGTAAATGTTTCTGCTGACACAAACACAGGTGTAGTTGTATCACCCACTATGGTGGTGCTGCCTGTGCGTGTTCTTTCAAACAGTTTCAGTGTAAAAGTGTTGTTGTAGCCTGGGCCGTAATCTTCTGGTGACACATTGAACTGTGTGTACAAGCTGCCAGCTGGAATGTTCTTGCCGCCGCCTGTGGGATCGTATGCTGCTGTGGCACTTTGATCGTTTTGATAGATTGGAGCTGCCTTGGTCACAAAGGTGTCTAGAGTGGAATCATATCGTTTGACCACAACATTAGCACCTTGGTTTACACTGGTGGTCTTGTTCCAGACTGAACCAGTTGGTCTTGGATCTGTATCTGTGGTTCTCCAGCGTGGTATTGTATAGTTGGGACTTTGTTGTAGTGCAGGAGTCAATCTGCTGCCGCCGCTGAGACCCAGTGTGGTCAAGAGGCCTGCTGTGCTGGCTGGATCAATGTTGATGATGCCGCCGTCGGCGCTGCTGCCATCAGCTGTGGCATCACTGTCACCATACAACCATAACTTGTTGCTGGTGCGTGTGAGATTGGTTTCTGCTGTGACACCTGTAATGGCAGCTGAGTTAATTAGTGCTACCAAGGCTGCCAGAGTCAGTGTGGCTCCCACTGTGACTGTGGTTCCGTTGATAATGATCACGTTTCCTGCAGTCAATGCAGAACCAGAAACACTATTTCCGCCTTGCACTGTGGGCCAACTGGTTTTCCATGCATCAGATCCTACCAGCACCCATACGTTGTCTTGATTTTTGTAGTAGACTGGATTGCTGGCATTAGTAGCTACCACTGCATAGGCACCAATCACACCAAAACTGGCAGCAGGAATACCACTATCCAGATCAGCAGTGTCTGTTATGACCAAGGGCGTGGTCACAGTGAATGCACCAGTGGTTTCATTCCATTGATTGATGCCCCATTGTGTGGTTGTAGCATCCAACCAATATGTGCCATTGTCAGGATCACCTGTGGGACGAACCAGACTGGCTGTCAGTTCTGTCAAATCCACATTGGCACGTTGAACATATGCACGATTGCTGATGCCCAGTACCGAAAAAGCTGCCAACAGGCCATATTCGTTCAGCTCATAACCATTGATAGGTGTACCATTGGTTGTCTTGTAAAAGAATGGATTACCAAATAGTGTGGCCAAATCACGTTGACTGGTAACCAGTTTAAGTTTGCCTGCTTCAGCAGCAGTGGTTCCTGCTGCCACAGCTGCACTGGTACCAGACACCTTGTCTTGTGCAGTGGCAATTAGAATGTAAGGTACAGAATTGGTGGCTGAAGGAACATAAGTCGATTCGTCGATTACTGTTACTTCTACGCCGGGAGATACTAGTGCCATGGTGGTTCCTTATTAAAATTGGATACTGATATTTATTCGATAGTTCAAAATTATGGCAGTTACGACTGCCTTAATTAAGGTCTAATCAATAAATAGCTGTATGAGACCGCTATGCAAGGTTTGCAATAAAAATCCCGCTGCCATAAATGGATATCACCGCGAAAAACTGTACTATCGCAGTCGATGTGCAGTGTGTATTAGGCAGGACAAAAGAATCAAGCCAGTGCGGCCTAGATGGCTCACAGCTGGCTATAAGAAAAAACCCACATGTGATAGATGTGGGTTTCGGGCACGGCATCACACACAGTTAGTGGTATATCATGTGGATGGGGATTTGAACAACTGCGAAGCTCGCAACTTGAAAACAGTTTGCTTGAACTGTGTGGCTGAGGTTGTGCGACTAGAACTGCCCTGGCGGGCCAGTGATATTACACCGGACTTTTGACAATAAGATCTACTTGAGCATACAAGTCATCCATGGAATGATTATTGTCCAAAACATGATCAAACTCTGTGCCAATCCAGGCTGTTTCGCTGGCATGTACCTTAAATGTATCTAGCACAGACCGGTTGCTGGCCCAACTCAGATTTTGTGTAGGGCCTCGATTTACCACTTCTGCAGCCGAGAACCATTCAGGATCTGGACCTCTACAGGTGCGTACAATACGGCCGCCGGCTGAACGTAGACTGACAATTTCGTTGGGAAAACGACAGTCTGAGATCACCACATTGTCTTGAAGATTTCTTATTTTATTTTCAATGCTGGCGATCCAGATATCGTCGTGAAAGCCTCGACGCATTACTTCAGTGCCCCAGTACTGCAGGACCCAACGTGGAGTAAGATCAGGCATGTTCAGGCGAGCTGCCCACCAAGGATCTACCTGTTCTCTCCATTCCCTAGATGCTTTGGTACGCCCTTCTAACAGGGTACGATCCCATCCAAACACTGCTGCTACTGCATCTTTGAGTGTGCCTGCAAAACTTTCACGACGAAACTCGTGTACATTGACCAGGTAGTCGGCTACAGTGTCTTTGCCTGAACCAATCAGGCCCACAAGGCCAATAATCATGATAGTTCCTTGATATCAAAGTGTCTAAGTGTTGCTTGTACCAGATCAATCTGTCGACGGCAATCTTCTAATGCATGGTGTGTGGTTGGGGGTTTAGGACGATCGGGCCAGATGCTGCAAAGGGTGCGGCTATCTCTTATATTATAGAACTGCCACGGGATAGGTTTTCCGTAGCTCTTGTACGCATGTTCGATAATGTTCATGTCATATGTAGGACCTTGGGCCCAGACACGCTTACTATGCCAAATCAGCCGGCCCAACTCATCTAGTGCCTGATCCAACGGAATACGTCCTTCTTTGTTAAACGCTTCCTCCCGTGCATGGTCTGGCTGTGATGCCCACCAGTCTATTGTGCTTTGTTGTATGCTACGGGTTTCTTGGCTTTCTAGTGTGATACGGGCATAATAGAACTGCTCGTAATAGCCAGACCCCAAGGGATCAAAGCTTTGAGCTGCGATTGTGAGAATAGTAGTGTCTGGGCCAGTGCCTAAGCCCTCAATATCGATCATTAAATCTGCCATAAAACTATTATAGCAGAATCATCGCAGCGTGTCTAGCTGTTGTTAGCCAATCACGAAAGAAAGGGGCTGCGAGGCATCCACATACAGTTTGAGATCTTCGATACATTTATCCATGATGGCTTGTCCTTCGCTTTTCATAGCAGCGCCGTTTAAGGTTCCGCCGCCCTGTGGTCCTGCAATGGTTCCAAACTTTTCACGAGCTTCGCCAATGATATACTTGCTGGCACCCACCATGTAATCGCGGATCCATTGGCTGATTTGATAGTCGCTTAGTAGCACGATTTCTGGGCGTAGGTTATAAGTCCAAAGCAGCACAGTTTCTCCTGATCCCCTAGGATCACGAATCAGCTGTAGCTTTTTGGTCACAGGATTCCAAGTGTAGTTGATGTAGCCACCAAACATACGTGCTGCCAGTTCAACATACTGCTGGTAAAAGTCGTATGTGGCCAGGCTGCCGCTTGCATTATTAAAGTTTAACATGTACACGTTCAAGGTGGCAGCACCAAATGGATCAAAACTCTGTCCACCTGTGCCGGTGACACCAATGGTACGACGAAAGATTTGACGTACCTGTGTGACTTCTTGTGGTAGTGTGTACTCGTTTACGTTGTCCAACAACTGCATGAAGCTGTAGCTTTCTTCGTAGGCATTTTGAGCACGTTGGCGATAAACACCAAGAGTACGCTGATATGCTGCTTCAAAGTGCGCTGGGTCCATTTCAATGTCAATGATACCGCTGGCCAGCTGTAGCTGTACATATTCAATCAGTTGTTTCTTAAGTGGATCTAGTGTTTGGTCTGCCATTCTGGGGCTCCTTGCCCCAGTATTTAGT